TATATCTATGACCATTGCTATAAAGGAGAGATAATAAATTGGATACAGACTTTAGAGTTTGAGTACAATGAATCTATCCCTGATGATTATGTTATCGTAAATTATGAAATAAAATAATATGAATTATAAAATTATTAACACAAAAAGAAAAGGTGAAATCCGTAAAGGTCATGCCACCTCTACTGAAATATGTACTGCAGGTAAGCAGAGTTCAATAACTATGTTTAATAGTTATTTTGATATGCACATTACTGAAAGATGTGACATTGATACACATGGCTATCATGGTGCTATTGATAAACCTATTGAATATAGTTTTAATATGGTTAAGAATATGAATAGTACAAATTACTTAAGAAAATTCTTAGGTAATAAGAAGATTGAAATAAATGGTCATGTTATAAACCTTTTGGGTGATACATATGACTTGTATTACAATGCTTGTGCTCATCAAAGATATTTTAAAATATATCGTACTGATCAAGGTTTAATAAACTTTAAAACTGCACAAGAGCATGTAGAGATTATAAAAGCAGCAAGTCCTGTTTTTTCTTTTATCAATGCAAGGATTAAATCTTTGTCAAAGAGAAATGTTGATGATGTTTTTACTAACTTTGATGATGTTACTGGTACATATCTCATGTCTCCTGAATATCTTGGTAATGAACTTAACAAGAATTCATTAGAGATAGAACAGATACTTGGATCAGTAACTGATGAATTACCTTTTTAATTATTAACTTTTAAAAATTTATATCCATGGATTGGGATACAGAATCAACCTATTATTTTTACACTCGTGGTGGTAAAGAGTTCTTCACCGCAAATAGAGATGTTGCTATGAAAAGAGCAGAAGATGGAACAGAACTCAGAATTATTAAATACAATAACTTTTAGAAATTATGACTGGAATTAATATGATTGGAAAACCTATGATTGAATCTATAATAGACCTACATCTAACAATGTATGGTGATACTATCAATGAGTCTCAAGTTAAAGAGATTTATAGAATTGATACGTTTACTATGGAGAAACTTACTGAAATTAAGAGAGAGCTGGTACGTTTGCATCATGAAACTTTGATGGGAACTATTGGTGATTTCATTGTTGAATTATAAAAAACTAGAAATTATGAAGTCAATATTTATTAACTTAAATAGACGTGGAGCTATCCATGTTATAGCATGGTTTACTCTTGTAGTAGGCTTTGCTTTATTCTTTTCTTCATGTGCATCTGTTCACTGTGATGCATATGGAGACAGCAATACTACTTCTTGTGAAGAAGAAGCTTAGAAAACTAGAAAGACATATTGCTCATCTGAAATATAGGATGAGCATTATTTCTGAAAAATCCTTAAACAATTTATTAGATGTGAGTGAGGAAGAAGCTCAAGAACAACTTCAAAAATTACAGAATGAATTAAATGACAGTGAAAATCAATATCATTCTGATAAGTTTCAATTTAATTGTATGAGGTACACTATGGTAGCTGTAATAGCTATGATTTTTTATATTTTAATTACATATCATGAAGAAATTTTTTAGAGAATTATTCGGAAAAAAAGTTACTTACCCTAGTGTAGATAACTTAAAACTCTTAATCATTGATGATGATTGTGAGTCTATACATGGAGCACTTGGTATATCTGAAGAAAGAGTTGAAGATATAACAAGATATATTGATGAAGCTCTGCAAAATAATAAAGGAGAGATCATGCCTTCATTAAAAGAAGTAATTGATCAGTGTGTGCATACTAATGAAGTATGCTTTGCATCTCAGAATTTTGCAGTTATTATGATCAAACAAAGATTTGATGAGGATAGAAATAATATGCTAAAACAATTTATTACAGATGCAGATTAAGAAGACGGTTAGTGTGGATGTCACAGAGGATGATGTCCACAAAATTATAAAAAATAGCTTGTCTTTAAAAGGTAAACAAGCTACAGACTTGGCAAATCTTTTATCTTATATGATATTAGATAATACACAAGGTGCAAGTAATCTATTTAAAATAATGTATGGTAGCGGTTTACCTGATGTATTACCATATGGTACTATTTGTAAAGTACATAAGGATCATCTTTATAATGCTGCTCAGCATGAGCAAAATTTAATTAAAGATGGTCTTTTAGATGCTAAAGGTTATGTTTATTGTAAGATAACTTCTTTCTTAGGTTGGCATGGTTATTCTAATTATAGAGTAGTCTATGGATCTAATAAAGCTTACTCAGATTCTATTAGAGCAGATGAAATTGAAACAACTGGTAATTATGAAATAGAAAAGATTAAAAAGATTACAGATAAATTTTAGTATTAAAGAAAATATATTCTAGTCGGATGTATTTTTTCCAGCAGAATAATAAAGGGGAGTGTAAAACTTCCCTTTATTAGCTATATAATGTAAATAAAAATAATTTATAGGTACAACTATTTAAAATTTATAACGTATTTTTATTACCGCATGATTATGAACTATCAATTACCCACAGGAAAGGTTGTATATTTATCAATAGAGGAGTTCTTAGACCTCACTGATGAAGATATACAATATTTAATAGCTCATGATTGCGGAGATCACATTATAAATCCTTTTAGTGGTTCATCAATAAACTCAAAGCCTAAAGAACTAAAAGACTTTGATTTTGATATCATACCTACAGATGATGAACCCAACACTCCTACCAAGGATGACATAAAGAAAGCTAAGTAAATTAACTTATACAAGTTTTATCTATACCTTGAGCAAGTATAGATGTATTTTCGTGCTCATAAAACTAATAATTAAATATTTAAAATTTAAAACATGATTGGAAAGAAGAACCCTGTGTGCATAGTAGCACACCCTGAGACAAAAGCAATTGTTTCACAAAGTAAAAATCCTGAAATAGGTTACATCACCTTATGTCAGATAATAAGTACTATTAGTAAGAATAACTTTGTAGAAGAAAAAGCAAGATATACACAAATCTTTTCTAATTTTAATAAGTTATTGGAAACTAATTATATTGCAGGTCAAGTAATGCCTGGTAATATAATTCTTGTTGAACAGTTAGAACCATTTACTCATCCAAAACAAGATGTAAAAATGGGTGGTCCTGAAGGTAATAAAATACCATTGACAAAAAATGGTGAACTTATTTATTCAAGAACTAGATATATACCAGAAGGTGACCAGTCTAGTACTATAATACAACATGATAATGTTGCTGAATTGCGTGCATTATATCAAGCAGCAGAAGCTGCTAAAGAAACTGAAGCTCAAGAACTAGAAATCTAGTAGAGTGTAAGTGTGTGTAAATAATAAGCAAGGGAGGCAGAGATGTCTCCCTTTATTTATGAATTTAATTTATGATTTAAAATGAAAAAGAAACCGACTAGTAAATTTGAATATTCAGGTAGCTTGGAAGGCTATCAGATATATAGAAAGAATCTATATACAAAGTATGATATTGATACTTATTCTCCATATCAAAATGCTCGTTATAAGAGAGCTTTATATGGTTTGAATTCAATCAATAAAGAAGAACTTTCTAAAATGTGTAAGAAAAAGAGGTACAGAATACATGCTGTACACTTAAGAGCACAGAAAGTTTTAAATCTATTTAAACAGAAGAGATTAATTAGTGTAACTAATAATTTCTTTGCTAAATTGTTTCCAGATACAGAGTTAACAAAATTCTTATTGAACAATAGTGATACAGATCCTAAGTTTAAAAATACTTTAAATTTCAAAGATTTAAATATTGATAAGCAGCAAATTATTCGTATCTTTATAAATGAGGGCATCCTTCCTTCAAACTTCTTAAGTTTAAAAGAAGATCCTCATAAGAAAGTTAGACTCAAAAATGAAAGCAAAGCTTAAAGAATGTGATGGTTGTCAAAAGATGACTGTTATATGGAAGAACCATGAGGGTAATAGATATTGCAAATATTGCTGGAGTTGCCACAAAAGCAGTAGTAATAAGTCACAGAAACCAAACGTGTCTATCCCTCGTGTGTCTTCTAAGAGAAAGAAAAAAGATCTTGAGTATAGTAAGCTAAGAACTAGATACTTACAAGAGAATCCTTTATGTAAAATCAATAGAGTTGATTGTACAAAGAAGGCTACAGAGGTGCATCACACTAGATGTGGAGCAGATAGAGATGTGTATTACTTAATACAGAGTACTTGGTTACCTGTATGTAGAAACTGTCATAATTGGATACACAGTTTCCCTCAAGAATCAAGAGAATTAAATTATTTAAAATAATATTATGTTAGAACAAAAAACCTTTGATATAGATCAAGATGAAATTATTGCAGAAGCAACAAGATTAATTAAACTACATAATAATAATGAAGTTGCAGGCACAAAGAAAGAATGGAATACAGCTATACAAGCTTCACTTATAACTTCTAATGAATTAGTTAAAGTTACTGGTGCTGCTCAATGGTATAGAGTATTTAATTACTTAAAAACTTTAGAAAATGGAAGCAGTAGTTAATAGAGATAGTGTCCAGGAAGAAGCTTTAAAAGCTACTCAAGGTAAAGAAAGATGTGGTATAGGTTTAGCAACTGGTGTAGGTAAAACACTTGTTGCTTTAAAACATTTAGAATATAACTATTCACCACTACTTAATGTACTTGTGGTAGCTCCAAAGATTGTGCTATTTGATTCCTGGAGAGCTGAAGCTAAAAAGTTTGATAAAGAAAACTTATTAAACAATGTAACCTTTACAACATACAGGAGCCTTGTAAAACAGAATCCTAAAGATTATGATATAATCTATCTAGATGAATGTCATAGCTTATTAAACTCACACAGAGTCTTTTTAGATAACTATAGGGGTAAGATACTTGGATTAACAGGTACTAAACCTAAAAGTACAAAATTTGAGAAGGGTCAGCTTGTGAATGAATTCTGTCCTATAGTTTATGAGTTTGTTACTGATAATGCTGTTGAGAATAAGATATTAAATGATTATCAAATAGTAGTTCATCAGTTAAGTTTAGGAACTAAAAATAATTATTTAGTTCAGACTAAAAATAAATCATTTAGAACTAGTGAACTTAATAACTATAACTATTGGGGTACAAGAATAGATACTTCTGTTGGAAAAGGTTCTCATATGATGAGAGTTATGAGAATGAAAGCCATGATGGAATATCCTAGTAAAGAGAAGTACACCAAGAAACTTTTAGAAGCAATCAATGATAAATGTATTGTTTTTGCTAATACAAAGGATCAAGCAGATAGATTAGTCAGTCATAGCTATCACAGTGGTAATGATGAATCAGAAGCTAATCTAGAAATGTTCAAGTCAGGTTTAATTAATAAATTATCAGCCGTATTGCAGTTAAATGAAGGTGTAAACATACCAGAATTAAGACAAGGTATTATTATGCATGCATATGGTAATGAAAGAAAGTCTGCCCAAAGAATTGGTAGACTATTAAGATTAAATCCTGATGAGAAAGCAATAATTCATATACTATGCTATGTAGGAACCGTTGATGAAAAGTGGGTCAAAGAGGCCTTAAATACTTTTGATGATTCTAAAATAGTGTGGTCAAACTATAACATAAACCTAGGCTGAGCCTTCATTTTCTCAGCCTTTTTTTGTATATTATTATATATGGCAACAGAAAAAACACATAAAATAACTTTGTATAATGATGACAATAACTCTTTTGAATATGTTATGTCATGTCTAGTTAGACTTTGTAATCATACACCTATGCAAGCAGAACAATGTGCAATTATAGCAGATGCAACTGGTAAAGTTGATATCATGTCAGGCACATTTGATCATATGTATGATATCTTAAATACTTTTTCTGAATTAAATATCGAAGCTTCTATAGAACAATTAGAGAATGAAAGCAATTTGTATTGATGACAGTGACAAGCCAGAACAAATCCCTCAAGAAGAGTGGATTGAAGAAGGTGTTGTATATACTGTAACTAAAATTACTAGAATGGGTTTCCAAAAAGATAAGTTTGGATTAGCTCTAGAAGAAGTACAGTTAACATCTAAATCAATGCCTTTTGAGTTATATGATGCAGAAAGATTTATTATCATACCTTTTGCTGTTGAAATTGGAAGTGATCATGAAATAGATGCTTCTAATACAGATGATTTATCAATCTAAATTAAAACTTATGAATAAATATTTGATGGTGCTTGGTAGCATCTATATCATAGTGTCCCAAATATTTGGTATTTACTTTTGGTATTTGTATGTTCAAACACATAGTTTTTTAAATTCTTTTATTATTGGACCTATAGTATGTTCTATAAAAGGATTTTTATTTCCGTTTTTTATATGAAAAAATTTAATAGAAAGTACACAGCCTCTGATATCATGAATGAACTTAAGAGGCTTCTTCCAACACTAGAGAAGAAAACTAAAAGAAGATTTCATATTGACCAGAGAAATTATTTGATCTCTGTATTGTATTATAAGTTTGGTTTTACTGAAGAATTTATTTCAGAATTAGTAAACATAGAAAGGTCAAGTGTTAGTTATGTAAAAAAGAGAGTTATTTTAAGTCTACAGAAAGAAGATGATTGGACTTTTGAAATTAACACATTACACCTGTCACATAAATATCCATTTAAGTTTCCAGTGGAACTTAAAAAGAGAAGACCTTATAAGCTTAAACAAATTTATTTAAATTTGTCAACTTTAAATAAGATAGAATTATTTAAAAATAAATTTAATATAAGTGATACTGATGAAGCTTTGAAGGCATTAATAGGAATAGGTTTAAATGAAAGTAAAGTAGTAAGCAAACCTATCAATGTTGAATTTGATTTATAATTATTATGGGTAGAATGAAAGAAATATTTATGGACATCCGTAGACATAATGATGGTGAAATACCTACAGAAATGACTATAGCAGATGTTGCAAGAATGAAAGAATTAGAAATTTATAACTGGAGAAAATATGAGTATGAACTTGAAAAACTTAAGAAAAAGGATAAACCTTATGAAGCAGAGGAAAACCAGATTATTACATATGACCAGAAGGACAGTAATAAACCTGCAATGTGGAGTCCTAAAGACCCCTTCTAAATATATAAATAATGAGTGGGGTAATTAAAGTTCAGAAGACTAAGACCTTAGTTACAAAAGACAATAACAATAGTGCTAACTGCATAGCTCCTAACCTCATATATGGATGTTTTGGTGGTTGTGTAGATACCTATTGTTATATGTCTAGGTATAACGGTAAGAGAGTTTTTGTAAATGAAAATGTAGATGATATCTTTAACTCTGTTGTAGAATGGGAGAAAGGTTTTACCAAGGTCCCTGATCAGCAGGATCCTGTATATACTATGGTAGATATTGCATGTAACAGTGATTTAGTGTTAATGCAAAAACATTTACCTGAACCTTTAATAGATTACCTTAAAAGATATGATAATCATCCGCAACTTAACAGCACTATGGCAACTAAATATCCTAGTTTGTTGAAACTTGATGTCAAAAAGTTCAACAAAAAACCAAGGGTAAGAGTTAGTCTAATGCCACAAAGGTTTGCAGATGTCTTAGAACCTAAGATGCAGAAGGTTGCAAGAAGGATTCCTGAGATTAATAGACTTAAGGACCTTGGATGGGAAGTGCACGTTAACTACAGCCCTCTTGTTTTTTATAAGAAATGGAAACAAGACTACAGTGAGTTGTTTAAGATGGTAAAAGACATAGCAGGAGTAAATAAATGTGAGGTAATTGCATTAACTAATCATGCTAATCAAATGAAAAGGTCTTCTCGTGAGGCTAGAGAATTAATGAGCTTGAGTTATGAAGTTAAAAATAAATCAGGTGTTATGAGGTATCCTTTAAAACATAAAACAAGATTGCTTAAGGAGTTTAAAGAACTTTATTCACAGTACTTTGATTTAGATACAATTAGATATATATTTTAAAATGAAAAATTTTATTAAATTTACTTTAATATGGATTAGCCAGAACTTGGCAATACCTTTTTGGATAATAGGACATGTGCATCTATCAACTAACATATATGAAGATGTACATGAAATATTAGCATCAATTAGTATGAATTTAATAGTTCTTATAGGCTTTATTCTAGATTATTTAAATTCAAATAAAAAAAAGTTATGAATTGTTTTAAACTTTTAAAATTTTTGATTATCTTTTTAGTGGCAACTTCTTGTACTAAGAATACATCAAAAATTGTTAAGGATCCTGCTGATTGTTGTGAGAATGGTTACACTGATGCAGACATAGGTAAGTTACAGAGAAAGATATACTTATTAGAAGTTAATCTTGAACTCTGTCAGAAAGAGAATGCTTCTTTAAATAAAGAGAATCAGATCTTTTCATCTATGTTAGGTGAGTTAGAAACAAATTCAGAATGTTCTAAAATGTTACAGGAATTGCATGATAAAGCAACTATAGTAACAAAAAACAAATGGCAATAATTATGTTTGGATTGATCTTTTTAATATTGATACCTCTTGCTTGGATTATTGTTTTTGATTTTAATCATAATGACAGATCAGGTAATGAAGACAAAGAAAAAAAATAAATCAAATATAGGTGACTGGAAAAGGTACTGGTGTAACTTTGATGAGAACCTTTATAAATTATATAAGAAATGGAAAAAAACAAGAAAGTAGACTTGAATGGGCATAGACAGGTTAAAGACACTGTTTATGAGAACACTAAAACAAGACAAAATGCAAAGATTAGAGCTATTGCAGTTGTAAGAGAGATGGAAAACATGGCTGAAGACACACCTAATGATTATGAACTTGGAAAAAGAGTTAGAACACTATTAAAAGAATGGAGAAAAAAATAAAGAATCTAGTAAATAAAATTGTTAATGAACACCATGATATATGTGAAAATGGAAATGCAGGTAATATGCATTACTTATGGTGGATGTATAAAAATGGAGTAAAGAAAGGTACTTATAAACCTTTTATGTTCTTTGCAGAACTCCAACTATTAAATTATTTAGATATAGTTAAAGAAGAACAAATAGAAAGTATGATAAAACTCTTTGAATCTACAGATAAAGAGAATACTTTTGTAGCTGCTCTAGCAATTAAGACATTTAGAAAAGAAAGAATTAAAAGATTTGGTGAATACCATCCTGGAAATGAAGCTTATGATGATGTTGTTAAAGACTATGAGCACAAAATACTTAATGCAGATATTTTTAAAGATTATAAAGTTAAAGTAGCATGACAGAACAAGAACTAATTGACCTCGGCTTTAAGAAAATTATAGTTAAGGATGAAGAAAGTGGTAATGGTTATGACTATTACTACTATGTCGTAGATATAATAGAAGGATTGTCTTTGACATCAATTGCTGATGATGAAGTAGAAGATGGTACTTGGTATGTTATGAACCATGAATGGCCTCATGCTAAAATAAAAGATGTTGAATCTATTAAAAGTTTAACATCTTTAGCAAAATCCTGGAAGTCTTGAGTATGTTTACTCATAAGCTGGTATATACTAATGGTAAGTTAATGTGTCCAGATGAAAAAACTAAAACAGCATATAAAGTTTTTTTAGAACAACTTGGTGATGGTCAAGAGGTAGAAGTATTTATGTCTATCTCTGAAGAAAAAGGTAGTAATGCACAAATTGCAAAAATACATAAGTGTATTCGTGAATTAGCTAATGACATAGGGTATAGCTTTGATGATATGAAAACACTGGTAAAAGGTAAATCAGGTTTGATTATAGATAAAAATGTTAAATCATTTGCTGATTGTTCAAAACAAGAGTTAAGTAGTACTATTCAAACATGTATAGAGATAGGAGAGTTTCATGGAATTAATCTTCATTAAGTCCTTCAATACTTTTTTTAAGTTCTTCTGCAGAAGGACCTTCATATCCTTCATCTCCAGGCATTAAGATTTCTTTTTCAACTATAAAATTGCCTGCTTCTGCCTGTTTTTCCATTTCAGAAATCATAAGAGCCATAGTATAGAAAGACTTTTGAAAATCTGTCATTGCTGGATATTCAAGATCTTTAATTGTTTCAATAGCTTTTGGTCTATCTTCTTCTGGAATTAAAGTGAAAATATGATAAGATAAATTTTTACACATAAGATAAAATGTTTTGTTGCACTTAACGTCAACCATCATATCATCTTTCATTTCTTTTACTTTTGCAGGCATAACTTTATTTTTAACAAATATAACAAAAAAATGACAAAAAAAATAGATATTGAAGAAATTAAACAAAAAATGTTTAAAAAACTAGAACCTTCGGGTTGGTCTAGAATACTTAAATCTTTTATATTTAGTAGTGACTTTGAAAATATTGTAAATCAATTAGTAAAATTTTCAAAAGATAATAAAAGATTTACTCCTACTTTAAATCAAGTATTTAGAGCATTTGAGGAGTGTCCTTATGATGAACTAAAAGTTGTTATAGTAGGACAAGATCCATATCCTAAATTAGGAGTAGCAGATGGTATTGCCTTTAGTTGTAGTAATACAATGAAGCAACAACCAAGTTTAAAGTTCATATTAGATGAAGTTAATAGAACTGTATATGATGGTGTAGGTCAGTCACATGATCCAGACCTTACAAGATGGGCAAATCAAGGAATATTATTATTGAATACTGCACTTACAACTACTGTAGGTAAAGTAGGACAACATATTCCTATATGGAAACCTTTTTTAGCATATGTATTTGATTGGTTGACTTGGCATAATCCAGGACTTATTTATATATACATGGGTAAACAAGCCCAAGATTGGGCTGAGTGTGTTAATGATACTAGCTATAAATTTATGGTTAATCATCCAGCAAGTGCTGTATATAATAAAGGACAGAATTGGGATTGTAAAGATGTTTTTAATAAAACTAATAAAATTTTATTGGAGAATAATAATTTATCATTAACTTGGTAAAATGAATGAGATATTTAACAGACTTGTTAGTAAAAGTCTTACACCTAATTCACTTTACGTATTACATTGTATACAAAACAAGATTAAAGTAAATAATTTTGTTAATTCTAGTATGGAAATCACTAGATTAAAATCTGATGATTGGATAAAAGAAGACTTGACTCTTACACATAAAAGTCTTATCTTTATGGAAGAGTTAAACTCTTATTTTAGAAAAAGTAAAAAGAAAACAACTAAAGATTTACTTGGAGATAACTTCTCATTACGTATTAAGATGTATAATGAAGTATTTCCTGCCAAAAAACTTGGTAGTGGTAAATATGCAAGAACTAATGTTAAGAACTTAGAGACTGCATTTAGATGGTTTTTTGAAAATTATGATTACAGTTGGGATACTGTTATGAGTGCAACAAAAATGTATGTAGAACAGTACCAGCTAAAAAACTATGAATATATGAGAACATCCCAGTATTTTATTAGAAAGCAAAACAACTCAGATAAAACTTTTGAATCTGATCTTGCTAACTTTTGTGAAGAATATCTTAATGGAGAAGATACTGCAGAACAATTCTTTAGAGAAAAAATAGTATAAGTTTGGAACAGTTTAATGGTGCAAAGCCTTTAAAGGCTATTAGTAAAGTTCGTGCTTATGAAAAAGCTCTTATGGAAATGAGAGCTAGAATGGACGGTAGAGTTAAAAGTCTAAAAACAGCATGGCCAAAGTTTAATGATGCTACACTAAATGGTTTAGAGTGGAATACTCTAACTGTAGTTGGGGCTAGACCCGGTGTAGGTAAAACTTTGTTTATGGAGCAGCTTGTTACAGAAGTTATTGCTTTAAATCAAGACCAGGATTTTCAAGTATTGCAATTTCAATTTGAGATGCCTGAAAAGACACTTGGTATGAGAGCATTTTCTCAAGTAACTCAGCAAGACTATGGTGTATTACATAGTAAATATACACCACTTGATGAAGCTGTCTATCAAAAATGTAAACAATATGTTAGTGGACTAAGTACTAACAATAAAGTACATAGTATATATAGACCATGTACTGTAAATGAATTTTGTTCAAGTATTCATTATCACTTTGAACAGAACTTTAAACTTGTCAATGACAAGAAAGTGTATCCAAAACTACTAGTAACAGTAGATCACTCAGCTTTATTTAAAAGAGCTAAACATGAGAAGGATAGATTTGAAATGTTATATAATTTAGGTGAGGCTTTAACATATATGAAGAGGAGTTATCCTTTATCATTTGTAGTATTAAGTCAATTGAATAGAAATATTGATGACCCTAAAAGAGCTATGGAAGGTACATATGGAAACTATGTGCTTGATTCTGATTTATTTGGTGCAGATGCATTGCTACAACATGCTGATATAGTATTAGGTATTAATAAACCTGCTGCTAAAAAGATTAGATTCTATGGTCCGGAAAAGTTTCAAATCACTGACCCAGAAACTCTTGTGTTTCATTTCTTGAAATGTAGAAATGGTGACACTAGAATGAGTTTCTTTAAGTTAGATAGAGATACTATAAGAATAGTAGAATTGAATACACCCAGTAATAGTATGAATCAAAATTCAAAAATAAAAATATGACTGAAAGACAGGAGAATCAGAAGATTCTGATGGCAACTCACTTGCCAACATTTCATAAGTTAGGAATAACTGATCCATTTTTTGTTGCTAAATCTGCATGGGCCCCTCCAGGTGAGGAGCTTAGATTACAAATCTTTCCAAGTGAACTTGAAAGAGATGTAGATATCTATACAGAGTTTAGTGACTTTAAAGGTAAGTCAGAAGATCCTACACACACCTTGTATAAATTAAAACATAATCCGTTTTATAAAGAAGAATATCCTTTTGAAGAGAAAACAACAAAAGATGGAAGAGAGTATGGAGTTTATCTTGTTGGATTAGAGAATTTAGTTGCAGTTAGACCGGATGGTAAAGAAGTACCATATAATGAATATCAAGAACAACTAAAGAATCCACCAGTAGAAACTCAAGAAGCTGACTTTCCTGATTTTGCAAAAGAATATTTAGATGTAGGTTTGAAAAAACCTGAAGTTAAAGAAGAGATGAAGAACTTTCCAGAGTGGTTAAATACTTTGGATAGAATAGCATCAGCATTAGAAAAAATAGAAAAGAAAATCAAATGAGTATAGTACTTCCAACAACAAAAGTAAAAGCTGAAAGAGTTAATCCTAAGAGATTAATTGTTTACAGCAAACCTAAGACAGGTAAAACAACTGCATATGCTGGACTTAAGAATAATCTTATATTAGACTTAGAGAATGGTAGTGAATATGTAGAAGCATTAAAATTAAAGATTGAAAATCTTCAAGATTTATTAGATGCTGGTAAAGCTATTAAAGAGAAGGGTCAACCTTATGATTATGTTACTGTTGATACTGTAACAGCATTAGAAGAAATGGTTAAACCTTTAGCTGTAAAACTTTACAAAAAAACTCCTATGGGAAAAAATTATCAAGGAAATGATGTAATAACTTTACCAAATGGTGCAGGATATTTGTATATTAGGCAAGCATTTTTTCAAGTTTTAGATTTTATTGATACATTAGCACCCCATATTATTTTATCTGGACATATAAAAGATAAGGTAGTTGATGATACAGGAGAGATGGTTATGGCAGCTAATATTGATTTAACCGGTAAGATAAAATCTCTTATCTGTGCAAATGCAGATGCTATAGGATATATGTATAGAAAAGGTAATGAAACAGTTCTTAGTTTCAAGAATAATGATGCTGTTACTTGCGGGGCTAGACCTGAACACTTAAGAAATGAAGAAATAGTAGTTTCTGAAATGAATGATAAGGGTGAGATAAAAACTCACTGGAATAAAATATACGTTAAATAAATTATAAATTAAAAAATAAGAATCAATGAGTTTAAGTACAAAAGATTTGATGAATTCTGATAGTGGTTCATCATCAATTTCAAAAACAATCAAGCCAGGAAATCAGAAGTTAAAAATTAATAACTTAAGGTTAGAAAATTTTAAATGGATTGATAATGCTTTCCACATAATTTTAGATGTAGAAACAGAACCAATTGATAACTTTGATGGGTTTTTGATTGACAGAAATGATGAGTCCAAAGGTAGATTTAAAGGTCAAATAGGTAGAGTAAAAGCTAGTCAGTATGCATTTGCTGATGGTGAGACTAAATCAGGAATTAAAATTAACAGAGATAGATCTGTTATGATATTCTTAAAGAATTTATGTACTGCTCTAGATATTTTAGACTGGTTTGCAGATCAAGATAATAAGCATGAAACTATTGAAGACTTCTTGAAAGCTTTTGCTGATGATGCACCTTATCAAGATAAATACATTGAAACATGTATTGCTGGTAAAGAATATGAAAACAAATCAGGTTATATTGCATATGATTGTTGGATGGCTAAAGCAGAAAATAAGAAGTATGGTTTTCATTCTAATAAAGATACTGTCATTACTTATAATGAAGCAAAGCATCTTAAGAAGCTTGAGAACAAACCTGTAGAATCATTTGGAGATGATGATGATTTAACTGTTCCTATGAACACGTCATCTGATTTTAATCTAGATTAATCATTTAAAGGGGAAGCATAAAAATAAGTCTTCCCCTTTTTTATTTTAAATTAACATATTATGATTTCAACAAAAAATATAATTATTGATTTAAAAGATGTACCTACTGCATGGCCTTTTGAATATTACTTAGGTATTTCTGAAAGACTTGATGGTCAAGATGTAAAACTTACTTCAGTTTTTAATAAAGCAGAAAAAGATCCATCAATGTTTGTATACTTTGATGTAAATAAAGGAAGATATAGATTTAAAGATTTTTCTTCTGGTCACTATGGTGATTGTTTAGAATTAGTTAAAGCTCTATTTAATTTAAAAGATCGTAGAGAATCAAGTTCAAAACTTTTATCAGATTACAATGAGTATATAATAGATAATGGTGTAAGACCTACACTTGAGTTTAAAACTTATAGCAGATTTAAGGTTACTGACTATGAAATAAGACACTGGACTACATTAGATAAAACATATTGGACTAAATTTAAAATAGGTTCAAAGCTTTTAGAAAAATATAATGTAGCTCCATTAGAGTTTTATAAAATGCAGAAAAAGAATGATGAAGGTATAGTTGAAAAAGAAATAACTATAGATGGTAGTAGACATATCTATGGCTATTTTAAAGATGATGGTACTTTGTATAAAGTATATCAACCTTTAAGTCATAAGAAGAAGTTTATTAAAGTTCAAAATTATGTCCAGGGATCTGATCAATTGAAGTATGATAAGAAGTATCTTGTGATTACATCTTCATTAAAAGACCTAATGGCTTTTAGTAGACTTAATTTAGGAAATACAGAAGCAATTGCTCCTGATAGTGAGAATTCACTGATACCAGAAAGTTTATTAAAAGATATAACATCTAAGTATAAAAAGGTTTTTGTTTTATTTGACAATGATGAACCGGGTATAAAGTCAATGAAGAAATATAAAGAAAGATATGGATTTGACTATGTAGTACTTGACATGGAAAAGGATTTATCTGATTCTGTAAAAAAGTATGGACTAGTTAAAACTAGAGAAACTTTATTACCTTTATTGAAAGAGTTATGCATTTAAAAACTAGAATTAAGAATTCAATGAAACATCTATGGTTATATAAAGGTAAAGAGTTTCTAGAAGAAATGATACCTGAAGATGCTGTAGGGTTTGTATATGAAATGCAAGCTATTATAGATGGTAAGCATGTTAAATATATTGGTAAGAAAAACTTTTATTCTAAAAGAAAGAAGAAGTTTGGCAAGAAAGCTTTAGCTGCTATAACAGATAAAAGAACTAAAAAGTATGAGATAGTTACTAAACTTGATTATCAAAAATATTTTAGTAGTAACAAAGTGTTAAAAGATGCTCATAAAAAAGGAATAATAATAAATAGAAATATTTTGGTAATATGTTATTCTAAAACAGAGCTCACATATCAAGAGACTAAGTTACAGTTTATCAATGAAGTTTTAGAAAAAGATGAATTCTTAAATGCTAATATCTTAGGTAGATTCTATAAACAAAAATAAATTATGAATAAAGAAAAGTTAGTGAAGATTTACAATATGTTAAACTCTTCAGATAGGGATAATATGTACATGGCTTTCAAGATTTTAGAATCTTACAAGCCTGATGAAATTGAAGAAGAGATATTCTATTTATATATGTATACAAATACAGAACTTGTAGATTGGATGGATAACTTTACATTGCATACTGAAACAGTGTGTAAAAAGTTAGAGGTGGGAATTTCTTTTAAAAATAGTTTGCTAGCAACTCATAATTGGCATCTGTGTATGAATGAAAATAAACCTTATATAAAAGAATTATTAATAGAGGAGCACATGAAAGACTTAAAAAGAATATTTAAAACTGTAGGTCAAGAAGTAAAATTTAAAATAGTGTATGAATAAACAAGATTCGTTAAGCAGAATATCAAAAGATTTGATGCTGAAGGAACCATACTATGGTTTCTTTTTACTTATGTTAAATAAAGTATGGACAAAAGATAAAATTCCTACTGCAGGAGTTTGTAAAAATGGAATTAATTTTCAGTTGATGATTAATGAAACATTTTGGCAAGGTTTAGAAGATGTAAAGAAAATGGGTCTTCTTAAACATGAATTACTTCATATTGCATTTAATCACCTAACTGCCTTTGAATTATTTCAAGACAAGAAGTTGGCTAATGTTGCAATGGACATGGAGATTAATCAGTATATATCTAAAGATTGGCTGCCTGAAGGTGGTATTGATATAGATGATTATAAAGATCTCAATCTAGACAGGAGAGCCGGTTCTAGGTATTATTATGATCAACTTAAACAAGCTCAAGAAGATAAGAAGCAGAATGGTAGTTGTGGAGATGATAATATGGATAAGCTTCTTGATGGTATGGAACAAGGTCAGATGACAGTTACTCTAGATGAAAAAGGTGATGTACAAATTCCTGATCATGCGTGGGGTGAGTTTGAAGATATGCCTGAAGCTGAAAAGAAACTTATTGAAAAACAAATTCAAAGAGTTCTTACTGAAGCTAAGGAACAGACAGAGAAGAAGAGAGGATTTATTCCAGGTGAGATTGAGGGTTTAATTAAACTAGAAGAGATTATTCCACCTAAGTTTAATTGGAAAGCATATATTAAAAGATTCACAGGTATAAGTACAAAGATCTTTACTAGAAAGTTGAGGAGAAAAGAGAATAGAAGATTCTCTGATAATCCCGGACTTAAGATAAAGATGAGGCAACAGATGTTATTAGCAATTGATACATCAGGTTCAGTATGTGATGATGAGTTAAAGGAGTTTATGAATGAAATATATCATTTATATAAGTGTGGGGTAAGTATTACAATTATACAGTGTGATACTAGAATACAATCTATAAAAGAATATGATGGGAAATTTGAGTTAGAAGTCTCTGGTAGAGGTGGAACTGAATTTAACCCTGTTCTTGAATATTATAATGAGCACAATAAGTATACAAGTCTTATATATTTTACTGATGGTGAAGCATATACAGACATAAAACCAAAGAAGCAAGTGCTTTGGGTATTATCGGAGAGATCCAGTTATAATGAAAGCTTGCCTGGTAAACAAATTAAATTAGAACTTTAAATCAAAAAAAGATGAGTCAGACACAATTGAACGTTAATGAATTAAAAGACTTTTTAAAGCACATGGTAAAAAATAATCAGCACATTCAAGCAGAAGGAAAAGTTCCTGTTGCTGTAAATATTGAAGGTGATGCTGGTCTTGGTAAAACTTCTGCTATTATACAATTAGGAGAAGAACTTGAGATGGATGTAGTTAAGATTAACTTATCACAAATTGAGGAGTTAGGTGATCTGGTTGGGTTTCCTGTAAAAGAATTTAAAATTGCTAATAAGGAAGGTAAAACTACTTGGATAAATGAAGCTCAAGTAGATGTTGCTATGAAGAAAGGTTACAAGGTTGTAGACAAGAGAATGTCTCATGCTGCACCTGAGTGGATTCAAGGTAAAGGTGAAGGTGGTTTCTTAGTATTGGATGATTATACTAGAGCTGACCACAGATTTATGCAAGCTACTATGGAATTGATTGACAGACAAGAGTATATTTCTTGGAGTCTTCCAAAGAACTGGCATGTAATCCTTACTACTAATCCAGACAACGGTGACTATAATGTTACAGCACTAGATACAGCTCAGAGAACTAGATTTATTTCTACTGAAGTAAAATTTGATGCAGATGTATGGGCTAAGTGGGCTGAGACTGTTAAGGTTGATGGTAGATGTATTAACTTTTTACTAATGCATCCTGAATTAGTTACTAAGGATATTAATCCTAGAAGTGTAACTACATTCTTTAACTCTATTAGCTCTGTGCAAAAGTTTGAAGATGAATTACCATTAATTCAAATGATTGGTGAAGGATCAGTAGGAGATGAATTTAGTAGTATGTTTACTATGTTTATTAATAATCAACTTGATAAGATTATTAGTCCTCAGCAAATTCTAGAAAATGATAATTGGGAATATGTAAGTGGAAGTTTAAACTCTTGTATTGGAACAGGAGATGAATTCAGAGCTGACATCTCTAGCATAATCACAACTAGAATTATTAACTATTCTTTAATTAAAGCTAGCAAAGGTTCTATACCTCAGAAGATGATTGACAGACTTGTTCAATTGACTACAGATAGTAAGGCCTTTACTGATGATTTGAGATATTATATGGTTAAGGAAATCATAAATGGAAACAAAGCTAAATTCTCAAAACTTATGTTAAATCAAAAAGTGGTAGCAATGGCCGTTAAGTAACAGCTAATATGTCCCCTACAAATTTAATTTAACTATCATTAAAACTAAGAAAGGGAGATTTAAGTCTCCCTTTTTAATATCTAAAAAAAATGAAAACAAAGAAAATACCTTTTTTAAAACTGAACTGGAATGCCAGAAGAGATGAATATAATAGCGTAGAGTTTACTGATTTAAGCTATGAAAGTGAAAATCAATATCTTATTAATGTTGTACAAAAAGATGAAGAGGGTTTTGATACACCTAGAAATCTTGTAGACTTGAAGGCAAAAACATATGTGCCTCAAATGAAAGATAAAATTTATTTTATGAAAGGGTGTACTGTCCCTAGAGTAAAACTTAAAGATTTATCTGTAAAGTATAAAATCAGAACAACTACTGACATAGAGACAGCTACTGTTGTTGTAGGAAGTTCTGCCGCTAATGATAAATTAGTAAAAGCTGAATGGTATTATAAAATACCATATAAAGTATATGCAGCATGTATAGACTATATGAAAGATCAGTGGGAAGAACACGGTGGATATTATTGTCAACAAGAAGTTGAAGCTTTTCATAAAGTCTTAGAAGCATATGTAGAAGAAAATGGTGAAAACTTTGATATATTATGTGACTGGACTGCTTCAAGATTATATAGTAAAGGTAATACTCATAACCCTACTGAATTTTTAAAGCTAAAAGAACAAGCTTGGAAAGATCATCTTACAGCCAATCCTAATAATAATAGTGGTAGAAGCCATCATAATAATAGAACTAGTCAACATTGTTTTGTTATAAGTGATCATAATCTTGACTTTCTTGAAAACATAGGTACTAAAACAATAATTGATCAGAATGGTTT